ATGGAACTGACCAGCAGGCTGCGGTACGAGGAGGCACGGCAGGCGAAGCTGCAACCGGCGCTGGTCTGAGCCTGCCCCCCCACAGCCCGTCATCCTTCACTGGGTGGCGGGCTTTTTCGTTTCCACTTGCATCGCACTGGGAGGGTCCGGCGACATGATGGGTGCAAGATCCATCCAAGCCGCTGACCAATGCCAAACACGAACGGTATGCCCTCGCAAGGGTAGCCGGTAAAACTGGCGCAGAAGCGTACCGGGAAGCCGGTTATTCTGACGACAAAACCGGTGCAAATGCCGGGAAACTTACTAAAAACCACCAGATCATTGACCGGGTGGACTGGCTGAAGCGACAGACAGCCACGGCACGTGTGCTGACCCAGTCACGGAAGCGTGAGATCTGTGCCGACATCGCAGAGGATCCCAACGCCAAGCATGGTGACCGCATTGCTGCCATCAAGGCAGACAATGAGATGGCTGGAGACAACGCGGATCCCACACTGGTCATCACGATCACCAAGGCATGGTCATAACACTCCCGCACCGCTTTGCCCCCCGTCCGTATCAGGAGGGCATCATGCGTGCCATTTGTCAGGATGGCATCACCCGTGGCATCTGCGTGTGGCATCGGCGGGCAGGCAAGGACAAGACGTTCCTCAATGTCATGGCTGTGATGGCTGCGCAGAAGCTCGGCAACTATGCCTACTTCTTCCCCACTGCGGTGCTGGGGCGGAAGGCGCTCTGGGACAACATCGATGCCAACAGCGGCATGCGCGTGATCGATCACCTGCCGCCGGAGATCGTGGCGAAGACCAATGAGCAGCAGATGAAGATTACGCTAGTGAATGGCAGCACCATCCAGATCCTCGGCACGGAGACGCTGGACGTGGTGGGGGGCAACCCCATCGGTGTGATCTTCTCAGAGAGTGCCCAGCACAACCCCATGGCATGGGATTACGTCCGGCCAATCCTGCGGGAGAATGGTGGGTGGTGCATCTTCAACGGCACGCCGCGTGGAAAGAATTGGTTCTACGATTTGTTGGAAAAGAACCGGGAGAACCCACAGTGGTACTGCGAGAGGCTGACCGTGGAGGACACAGGGGCACTGACGGCAGAGGATGTAGAAGAGGAGCGCCGGTCAGGCATGAGGGAGGAGATGATCCGACAGGAGTACTACTGCGATTTCTCCATTGGGCTGATTGGTGCCATCTACGCTGACCTGATCGATGTGGCGCGGAAGGAGGGCAGGATATCTGACAGCGTGCTGTGGGAGCGAGGGAGCCTTGTCTGGACATCGTGGGACTTGGGTGCGCCTGAGAACACAGCGGTTTGGTATTTCCAAGAGATTGCCGGGGAGATCCGGGTCATCGACCATGACAGCGGGCTGAATCTCGGCACGGCTGAACGGGTGGCGCACATGATAGGCAAGGGGTATGCCTACGGGGGGCATCTGTTGCCTCACGATGCCGATGCCACGCAAAAGAATAGCCTATCCTTCCGGCAGGAACTGGAGAGCGCCGGGATGGCAAACATCCGCATTGTGCCCCGCACTCATAACATATGGCATGGCATCACCCGGATGCGGGAGGTACTGCCTCGGTGCCGGTTCAATGCGACCAAGTGTGCCGGTGGTCTGACAGCGCTGGAGCAGTACCACAGGCGCGAGGACAAAGCCCGTGGCTACGTGACCAACGACCCGGTGCATGACTGGTCATCCCACAGTGCGGATGCCTTCCGGTACATCGGCGAAGGGCTGCTGCACGGCATCGTGGGCAAAGCCGGGGTGGCTGCTCAGGTGTACGAACCGGTGAGGGTGAAACTCGCAGGGCACTGGGTATGACAAGCCCAGCACAGATTGCCAGCCAGGTGGACAGCTATGCCGGGTTCACGGCTGACCTTGCTGCGCATCTGGCACCGGGAGGAGTGGTGATGAGCACCGACCGATTCTTTGTCATGCTGCGCCCGGTCCGGCGGGACGCTGACCCTGATGCCCTGCTTAACCCGTGGAGGCGCTGGGGGAACCCGGATGCTCTCATGGTCTGGCTGGCGGCAGGGGACATGGGGGAAGCCTTGGATCTGCTTTGGCCAATGTTCGGCGGGGGCAAATCTTGGGTTGCATTCCAGAGAGAGGGTCCGGCGAGGTTTGTGCGGGTCACTTTAATTTCCTCTCTCTATGGCAAAAGGCGGCGGCAACAACGACAAGGCAATAGCGCTTCAGCGGCAGAGCATGCGGGACAGCCGCATGCAGGCAAAAACTATGGCCAATCTGATGAAACGTCAGGCAAAGGCAGCGGAGAATCAGGTGCTGCCCCAGTTTGAGGGAGCCGCTGCGCAGCCCACTATGACCACTGCGGATATGGACGCTGTCGCCACCGACATCAGGACACGGGCTATGCGGCGGCAGGGTCTGAATTCCACCGTTTACGCTGGCGCACGATAAGTTATGGCAACTCGCGCAGAGATCGAGATCGACAACCGCAACAAGGGGCGGCTGGCTCAGGCTGCGTGGTCCCGGCTGTGGCATAGCTGTGCGAAGTTTTGCTGCCCCGAAAAGGCTGACACGATGCGCAATCTGGCAGCGAGCGTGAACACTGGCTACCGTCCTGAGCCGCAGAGGCACAACGATGTGGCTGTGGACGGGCTGCGGGTCTTCAGCGGTGGGGTCAAGACCTGGGTTTGCCCCGGTCCATCGACTGGCTGGGTCACATGGGTGCCGCACCCTGCATTGCAGGACAAGACTGCGGTCAAGGACTGGCTGGCGGACTGCATGGAGCGGGCAGACGGGCACATGAATTCCGGCGGGTTTTATTCGGCTAGTCACTCGGTCTTTGAAGACCTCGGACTGACCAGCACGGCTGCTTTGTTCATCGATTCGACCGGGGACTTGCCGCTGTCCTGCGTAGCGCTGTCACCCTCGGAGTTCACCTTCACCCTGACATTCGACAAGAGGATTGCCTCTGTGCAGGTCACCTATCAAAAGACTGCGTCTGCCATCTACGAGATGTTCGATGACAATGCCCCGGACATTATCCGGCAGCAGGTCGAGCAGCAGAAAGGCGAGACCATGCATGAGATCATCCATGCAGTGTACACCCGCCCGGAGAACGAACGTGGCAAGGAAGGAGCGGAGACCTACGCAGACGATCCCAGTGTGATGCCCTACGGATCCTGCTGGATCCACGTGGGACGCAAGATGATCATGCGGGAGGGAGGCTACCAAGAGATGCCATTCGTCATCCCAAGGTGGCGGGTGCCAACTGGCACAGACGGTCTGTATGGGGTTTCCCCAGCGATGGATGCACTGGCATCAGCCCGTGGGGTCAACCTGATGGACATGCTGGCTGCGACACAGGTAGAGGTAGCCCTCAATCCACGCATCAAGGCACCACCGGGAACGGGTGCCATCGACCTCTCACCGGGCGGGGTGACTCAGGTCTCCGGCACTGGAGAGGGACCAACTGAGTGGCTGTCTGATGGGAGCCGTGGCGGGCTGTCCGGTGCCGAAAACTTTATTGCCAGGAAGGAAGCCCAGATCCTCCGTGCATTCCACGCTGACCTGTTTGAGAAGCTCGCTCCCATCGCTCAGAAGAGGGAGATGACTAACGGCTTGGTTGATGCGCTGGAGCGTGAGTCTCTGTCCCGCATCTCCCCAGCTATGGGTCGCATCAGCCAGGAGTACATCGACCCGGCAATGCAGCGGATCTTCATGGTGCTGTACCGTGCTGGAGTCTTTGCCCCTGCCCCGGAGGAAGCCTTCTATCAAGATACCACCGGGCGCAGGTATCTGGTCTTTCCACGGGTGGCTCAGACTAGCCGAATGGCGCAGGCACTGAACAGCCGAAAGGTCTTTGCCTTCCGTGCCGCGATGGACCGGGTGCTTCCCATGGTCCAGCTTAAACCAGAGGTGCTGGACATCTACAACTTTGAGGCGATCTTCCGCGACTTGGACCGTGGTGATGGAATGCCAATTGAATGGCACCTCGACGAGGATCAGGTGGCAGCACTCAGGGAAGCCCGCGCAATGCAGCAGCAGCAGCAGGAGCAGCAAGCCATGGCGATGGAGGTGGCAACGAAGCAGCCTGAACTTGCTATGCAGGCAGTGCAGGCAGCAGGAGGGCAGGCAGCATGAAACCACCACGCAAGAGACCACCGTCAAAGGAAACACAGGCGATGAACGCAGCGCTGGCGCGACG